AAGGTGAGTCTGCTAAGTACAAAGCCCGTAGATTAGGGTGGAAGGCAAGACATGCTACAAATATTGCCAAAGGTAAGATGAGTGCCGCATATTGGGCAAATAAAGTAAAATGGTAGGATAAAAAATGGCACAGCTAACTAAACCAACAAAAAGTATTAAAAAATCTGTTGCTGATCCTAGTGATTCGTATCAGTCTTTAAAACCGCTTTGGAAAAAGTCTAGAGCAGTTTTGCAAGGCCAAGAAAATGTAAAGGCACATGATGAGTATTTAGAACCTAATTACTCTAATTTACTTATTCCTTTTTCTCCTAGTATGACGCAGCGACAGTATGATTTTTATCGCTCAGAGGCAGAACTTCCTGGACTTACCGCTCAATATTGTAAAGTTCTTATCAGTTCACTTTTGCGTAAAGACTCACATTTAAAATTACCAGAAGAACTTCCAGAAGATGCTACAGATTGGGTAAAAACAGACTTTACTTTAGACGGTCGTTCTTTATTTAACTTCTTAGATAATGCCCTTTGGGAAGAACTTCAAACTTCTCGTGCTTGGGTTTATGTAGACTATCCACAAATTTCAGAAGAACAGTATGACATGCTTTCTCCTGAAGAACGTGATATGATTAAGCCATACCCTGTTCTTATTGAAGCAGAAAATGTTATTAATATACAAACAAACATTCATCCAGTAACACGACAAAAAACCTTAACTCGTTGGGTAACTCGTTATTTAGTACAAAAATTTAATAGTGATAACCCGTGGCACCCAAACTATGTAGATACTGTTGCAGATCATTACTTGGATGAGCAAGGTAAACTTGTAATTGACTATTATGAACACCCCGATAATAACAATGAAATTAAGGTTCTTAATGGTGAAACTCGTCAAGAGTATCACGACATTATTACTGAAGCAGAATTTAATTTAGTTAATACGGTTTATCCAACTATGTTTGGAGAACGTCTAAATCGTATTCCTGCGTGGGCTTTAAATGGACAAGTAGATCCTGTAGAGCCAGTACTTATGCCACTTATTGATCGTGAAATTTCACTTTACAATAAAGTATCTCGTCGAAATCATTTGCTTTATGGTGCTGCAACTTATACACCAGTAGTGCAATCTGACATGACAGACGATGAGTTTGAAGATATTGTGAATGCAGGTCTTGGTTCTTGGTTACGTGTTCGTAAAGATGAAACAATTAGTGTATTAGAAACACCTACTGCTGCACTATCCGATATGGATCGTGCTATTGATAATACAGTTAATGAAATGGCTAAGATGGGCATTCGTATGCTTTCACCAGAACAAGCAGCGTCTGGAGTAGCCTTAGAGATACGTAATGCTTCCCAAACAGCACAACTAGGAACGCTTAACGCAAAAGTTTCTGGGACTATGCGTGAGGTTATTGCCTTTATGCTTAACTGGAAATATAATATTGACTATACTGCACAGGACATTGAATTTGAAATGTCTAGTGACTTTGCCCCTATGGTTGGCGGCGAAGGTGCAATGCGGCTTGTATCAGAGTGGTATCAACTAGGTATTATTAGCCGTTCTACTTTTGTTAATATTGCAAAGTATAATGACTTTTTACCTGCTGACTATAGTGATGAAGATGCTATTGCAGAGATACAAACAGATCCATTAGCGGCAAATGCTAATGCAAACGCACAAATGGACATAGAAGAATAACATTTTACTACTCAAAGGAGTACTAAATGGATATCAATACAAAGATCTATGATAGAGTTGTAGATCATTTAACTGACGTAAGGCTTTACGAAGAAGGTGTTCAACTGCAAAATAAACGTATATTACAAAGACATAGAAAACGTTTAAAAGATATTTTAAAAGAGAATATTCGTGCAGATGTTCAACCTGAAGTAAGGCGTTTTGGCAAAGAAATGTTAAGTCATCAAAAATCTAGTATGTTAGAATTTTCTACATCTCAACTTGACTTTCATTCAGATAATTTAAATAAAGAACTTAAAAATTTTTACAAAGTTAATAAACCTCGTAGTAAAGAATTACTAGCTGAAATTACTGGCCCTAATATTAAAGGGGTAAAAAGTATTACTGAAAATGTAAGAAACATTTCTTCAGGGGAATTAACTAGAATTCAAATCAAAGTTAAAAGAGGACTAGCTAACGGTTCCTCGCCAAATGAGATTATTCAAGATGTTTTAAAAACTACAAAACTTACAGAAAATCAAGCTCGTGCTCTAACTAGGACTTCTATTACAAGCACCCAATCTACTGCTTTAACTAAAGTAGCAGAGGCCAATTCTCATGTAATTAGAGGATTTGTTTTTACTGCTGTACTTGACAATCGTACAAGTCCTATTTGTTCTTTTCATAATGGCAAGATTTATGATGTAGGTGATAAACGTTACATGCCACCTTTACATTGGAATTGTCGTAGTTCTCTTGTTCCTATTGTTAAATCAAAAGATGAACTATTAAAAGAAAAAACTTCTAGAATTAATAAAACAAATCTTAACAAAAAGAAACCAGAGTCTTTAACAGGAGTTGCTCCTTCTGTTGAATCTTTTGGTGCTTGGCTAAAACGTCAACCTTTTGATACCCAAACAAAAGTACTTGGTACTATGGACAAAGCAAATCTTTTTAGAGAAGGTAAGCTTAAGTATGATCAATTTATAACTGCTTCAGGAAAAGGTCTATCAATACAAGCCTTGAGAAATCGTGCAGCAAATGCTACAGCAATCTATGCTCCTAAACAAAAACTAAGAGAATTAGATGTTAAAATAGAAGCCAGTCGGCCAAGTTCATTAATTAGATCTCCCAGACACAAAGATGATCTTCGGCAACTATTTATATTAGACGCAGATGACTTTTCTAAAACAATATCTTTGACTGATTTTAAAGGTACTAGTCTAGCAGGTAAAACTGCTTCTAGGCGCAGAGTTGGAAATGAATTTGATGAACGTAACTTTAGCGCTGACCCATTAACAGGCGAAATTAAAAACAACAATCTTTATGATCCTGACTTTAACTTATATCAAGAACGTTTAGATTTTATGCGTAATAGTAAGTTACTCTCAAGAGATGAGAAAGACTTTATTGAGTCTGTTGTAGCAGGGTTAGATGATAAAATCTCTGTAAATCAACAAACAGTAGTTATTGAAAACTTAAGAGTTGTTTTAGAACGTTATGCTAAAAACAAACAACCTTGGGATAATCTTTCTGCTGTTTTAAGGGCAGAAAATAGATTTGCAGTTCAGAACGTTTCTAGATTATTAGATACTCGTTCTCGAAAACGTAATGAAATGTTTATTAGTTATTTGTCAAGAGAAAACCCTCAAGTACAAATTATGGGAAAGTATTATAACTTCGCTAAACTTCAAGCAGATCAATTAAGAGATCAGAGATTTATTGATAGCTGGAGAGCTACAACAGGTGTTAAACTTGCAAGAAAAGCTTATTTTCGAGGAAAAACCCCTATGCGGCTTTATTTTTCTAGATATGTTAATAAAGTTCCTAATAGAGAAAATCTTATTAAAAAATTTAGAAAACAAAATCCTAAACTAGATAAGCTATTAAAAGCCTATAAAGATTTGAACAAAGTCCAAGATTCTCTTATAACAAGGACTATTGCGGGAAAAAGAGAGGCCTATCGTAGAATTCTTGATCTAGAATTTTTGTATGCAAAACAAAAACCAAGTTCAATATTTATAGAACAAAGAGCCTTAGAAGCAATAACAAAAGCTATGAAGCTTGTTGCTTCAGGTCAATCTACTGACTATGATTCTCTTGCTATTAATATTGGAAAAATGTTTTCTAAAGATTTTGAAGAAGTCTTTCCTTTTATAAATCACACATTAAAAGACTATCATAAACAAGGTAGTAATCTTTTAGACTTTATGAAAGATCAAAATTTAATCAGAATACAGTTTAGAGGTAAAACTCGTAGAGGTGTATTAGATTTAGAAACAGGAAGAGCCTCTGGTGGTTGGGGCGATACAATTTCTAGAGAAGTTCAAGTAATTGATAAAGAATTACTAAAGCTACAAGAATCAGAAAGAAGGGTTACAATCTCTAGACGTTTAGGGGTTACTTCAGACAGAGATCGCTTGTATGTAAAAGCAGGAAAGAAAACTTATGTAGATGCAAGAGGCAATGATACAGGTCTTCCTTTAATTTCTAGGGACAAATTTCCTGACTATGATGAAAAACAAATTGATCGTGAAATGGCTCAAATGCTAAATCATGTTATGAATGTAGAATATGGGGTAGATAATGAATTTTTTGAATTCATGGACGACATCGTTAGATTTAGGGATCCAAGAGGTAACTCGAAATACTATGATTCTATCAACGAATTTAGGCACGAAATACTTAATCGTGGAGAGCAAGGTTACGGCCTCATGGCAACAGCTAAATACCACGCTCAGCGAAATAGGAATTTTCGTACTACTGCCTTTATAGACTCTCGTGGTCGTGTTTATCATAGGGGTTATTTAACTCCTACAGGAGGAGAGGTTGTAAGACCATTCTTAAACTCTGGCAAAGCTATTCGTATGACAAACGAAGCACTAGATGAATTACAAATTCAAATAGGTGCTTTAATTGGTCCTGGAACAGAAGCATTAACTCAAAATGGTCGTAGAGCAATTTTTAATCGTAATCGTGAAAAAATTTTAGAGTTAGGCAATTTGATGCAGTCTAAAACTCAAAGAGATAGACGTCTAAGAGAGTTTTTAGAACATCCCCTAATCCGTGGGCTTGAGGGGCCAGAAGTCCCTAAAATGGCTAGAATGGCTCTAGAATATTCTAGAATTCAAAAACATTTAGATTCAGGACAACCTTTAAGAAATTACATGACAAAGTTAATGATTGAAAATGACGCTAGTTCTTCTGGTGCTCAAATTATTGGCTTGTCTACAGGGGATAGGGCTGTTTCTCAAGCTTCAAATGTTTTAGCTACAACTCAAAAAAATCGTCTTTATGACTTAGTCGCTATGGATACTGTTAATGATCCAGAATTTCTTAAAATACCCGCCTTGCGTGATGCAAATCTTACTTGGGAAGACTTAGCTAAAGCTGCTA